ATAAGCTGGATGTTTACCAGACGGAAATAGACGACATCTGGAAGGCTTATGACAGCCTCGCAAACAATCCATTAAACTAAGGATTACATACACACATGATACAATCATTGATAAGCCCTGTCGCTGGGCTGCTAGATAAGTTCATTCCTGATAAAGACCAGGCAGCATCTCTTGCCCATGAGATAGCAACGATGTCTGAGAAACACGCTCAGGAACTTTCACTAGCACAACTTGCGGTCAACAAAGAGGAAGCCAAGGGAAATTGGTTTCAATCGTCCTGGCGGCCAGCTGTTGCCTGGATCTGTGTTCTTGGTATGGCAGTAAACTTCCTCATCTCACCACTACTTGCCCCACTTGGGGTAGTTGTCCCACAAGCTGACACATCAGTTATGATGCCAGTTCTTATGGGTATGCTTGGACTTGGTGGTTTGCGCAGCTTCGAAAAGGTTAAAAAGGTGAACAAATGAAAGAGAACTTTGATAAATGCTTAGAGATGTTATTACATCACGAAGGTGGCTACGTTAATCACCCCAGCGACCCTGGAGGCATGACTAACCTTGGCGTTACTAAGCGTGTCTATGACGAATGGATAGGTAGAGAATCAACCGAACAAGAGATGCGAGATCTAACACCAGAAGATGTTGCACCTATTTACCGTAAGAACTACTGGTCAAGGCTGCGCCTGGATGATGTAGGGTCTGGTATCGATTGGGCGCTGATGGATTTTTGTGTAAACTCGGGGCCTAGTCGTCCAGCCAAGGCGCTGCAAAGGGCAGTTGGTGCAGTTGCAGACGGTGCCGTTGGGCCTAAAACCTTGCAGCTGGTAGCTGAGAAAGACCCTGAGTTTGTCATTGACTACATATACACAGTTCGCCAGGCGTTTTACGAGAGCCTTAGAACCTTTGACACGTTTGGTAGAGGGTGGACTAGGCGCAATAAAGAGACGTTAGAACAAGCACTTAGTATGGTTGAATAACAGCTCGGAAACACAGATCAATGTCACATCGGCATAACGATCTGTGTTTTTTCGACAATCGGTGTCACGACTGTTTACATCGGTGACACAATAGTATATCCGTTGACTACGGGCCATGTGCCAGTGACATCATTAGTAGGCAGCGGATTGCAAATCCGTGTACACCGGTTCGATTCCGGTACTCGCCTCCAAATCTTAGTGTCATCGGATTTTCATCGGCCCATAACTCAAATGGGAGACGAAATATGACTACTACTACTACTACAAATCATACGCTGCTAAGTTTCTTGTCCATTGCTGGACATCGAGTTTGGCACGGTAAACATCTTACTGAAAGCACTAACAAGGTAATGCGTTTCTGCGACTATGCAGACTTTGGTACTAGGAGCATTGACAGCTTTGTACCAGAAGACATGTATTTGTTCAGTGATCATCTGTTAGAAACAGGCGTCTGTAAGAACACTGTGAACCACTATTTTGCTGCTGTATCTTCGCTGCTGAAGTACGCACACGATATGCGAGTTATTGAACAGTTTCAAATACCACGAATTAAATGGCACAAGGTTAAATCAGGTAGACCACGCTTTATGTCTAAAGATGAACTACACGCTCTGAACGAGTTTTTCCTTGGCCACGAAAACAGCTGGATGGCAGACTTTGCTACACTAGCTGTACAAACTGGGATGCGTCTTGGAGAGATCTTGAAGATTACACCAGGTGACTACCACATGAACGCAAACGGTAAACACATTGTGGATCTAAAAGACACTAAGAACGGCGACGATAGAACAGTCTATTTAAACCGTAATGCGTTTGATGCATTGTGCAACTTAGACTTTGAACCAGGTAAATACTACAGCCACCGCAAGTTCTATGACACATGGGGCGAGGCTCGTCGTAGAATTGCACCTGGTGATAAGCTGTTTGTGTTTCACTGCTTACGCCACACAACAGCTACAGCGTTGGCATCAGCCCATTATAATACGGCTATTATTGCACAAATCTTGGGCCATAGATCACTGGCAACGACTGCTAGATACATTCACACTGAAGAGAAGACAGTAGAAAATGCAATGGATAGCTTACTATGAGAGATCTATTAAATCGTCTATCAACCCCCGAATTTTGGGCAGACTTTAGTCTCATATCAGGGATTATTATTACAGTTTTAGTCGTTGTCTACGGCCATAATTGACAAAGAAGTATATAACAAAAGCGGCATATGCTGTGTTGCTTTTGTATTCCGAATCATTGACTTAACAACAAACGTAGTCTCACCATTAGACTTACATAACAAAAAGGGAGTTTTATTATGAATAACATAATAGCTAAAATAGTCCTACCAAGTCACGGATCGCACGGCCGCAAAGTTAGTTCGTGGTGTAATCCGTTCACAGGCCCACCCCTTGTTTCTATGGCTCTAGACCTTGTGTCCACCCTACAGAGTACACAAGGGAGAACAAAAGTATGAGCAGAGCAGTAACTAACAATGAAGAACTTGTGAATAAACAAGTCGAACTCGAAAGACAAATGATAGACAACGGTGAACAAAGGTTCACTAAAAGGTCTAACGCTCTAAAGTCAACATCGTTAAAAAACGAACCCCACAAACTTATAACTAAAGCACTACCGGCAGTAGCCGCAGAACTTACAAAGGTCTTTGAGGCTGAAGAAGCTAAGTTCAACTGCGGCGGCACTAAAGGCCGTGTGTTTGACTTTTATAAAGACGTGGTGGGAGTGGACGTAGATACACTCGCGTATCTTGGGTTAAACATTTGCTTTGACAGTATACTAAAGTTTGCATCTCAAACTACGACTATGACGTCTATTGGACGTAGAGTTGAGCTAGAGAACTGGGCGCTGGGTCTAAAGGATTACGACCCACATATGGCTAAACGCATTGAAGCTAAAGTCACTAAGGATCACACTAGTCAACGCTACCGAATTAAGGCTGCTAGAATCATCGCAAAAAAAGGTGGCTACAAACCTGAGAAATGGGATGCACCTAGATGTACTAAAGTAGGCAGCTGTGTACTAAATGCTGTCTTAAAAGCGTCTGATCTCTTTATGGTCTTTGACGCAGACCCAAACCCAGTGACTGTAGTTAAAGTTAAAGGAGAGGTAGTTAGAGGCAAAGACGGCAAAGCCCAGGTCAAAAGAAAGACTAAGTTCTGCATAGGTCTAACTGATGAAGCTAGAGAAGAGCTGAAGACACTAGAGATCGATGCGTCTTGGGCAGAGCCTATGTACGGCCCTATGATTGTACCGCCAAAGCCTTGGACATCTTTTGACACTGGTTGCTACTATGACCCTGCCCTAGCCGGCTCTGTGTCTCTTGTGCGCGGTGCTTGTAAGGAGCAAAAGGATGCAATTGATAGGCACTTTGTAAACTATGTGGAACCTGGTTACGTTAGAGCACTAAACGCCATACAAGCTACACCTCTGAAAATAAACAAAGGTGTCCTCGATGCGTTGTCTTGGGTTCAAAGTGAGATCAAAGATGGCAGAGCTATACCCAAAGGATCACTAGATGATTTTCCGATTATCGTAGATCCACAGCTACCTATAGTTCCAGAGAATCTTATGGAGATGGATGCAGATATCATTGAAGAGATCTTTGCAGAACGTAAAGAACACCATTTGAAACTACGTGAAGCTGATGCGTCTAGAGAAAACTTACGTGTGGTCATCAAGACTGCCAGTGAGATGAATGAGTACGAGCAGTTCTACTTGCCTTGGAACTTCTGTTGGAGATCCAGGATGTACCCAGTGTCTACATTCAACTACCACCGCGATGACCACGTAAAAGCGTTGTTTCTCATGGCCAACGGCAAGAAGGTCACCGCAGAAAATCGTGGATGGGTCATGGTTGCTGTGGCAAACACTGGAGCATTTGACGGCATTGACAAGAAGTGCCTGGAAGACCGTATGCAATGGGTGTCTGACAACCACCTCATGATTATGGAAGTTGCAAAAGATTACAAAGGTACATTTGATCACTGGTCTGCCGCAGACAAACCGTTCCAATATCTGGCTGCTTGTCAGGCCTATGCTGACATGATTGATCAAGGTGATGATTGGGTAGCTTACCTTCCTGTCGGGATGGATGCGACGAACTCAGGCACCCAGATCTACTCAGCTCTATCTCTGGACACTGAGGACGGAAGGAAAACAAACCTAATACCTATGCCTGATTGCCAGGACGTTTATTCTGATGTTGCAAAGCAGACAGTCAGTGTTCTCAATCAGAGGCGTAAAGAAGGCTGTATGACAGCTGGTCTTTGGTTAGACTTTGGTGTTGGTCGTAAACAGGTCAAAACTAATACAATGACATATGGATATTCCAGTGTTGTAGCAGGGTTCACTGATCAGCTAGTAACTCAGATCATGATACCTATGCGCCGCTCTGTAGCAAAGCACAACATTGCTAATCCAGGTGAACTTATGAAGCACCACTTTGGCACTAGGAGACAGCAGACCACCAACGCAAGGTATTTAGCTGAGATCAACTACAACTCTGTACAGAACGTCACAAAGTCAGTGGCTGTAGGTATGGAGTTCTTACAAGGGATGACAGATGCCGTCTCTAGTGAAGGTAAGCCTGTACGTTGGCAAACACCGTCTGGGTTTCCTGTAGTCATGTCGTACACTAAGTGGACAAAGAAGAAGACTAAAGTCTACTTGTGGGATCGCAAAGTAAAAGCACTTGTACGCAAGCAAGTGACCACTAGAGAGCCAAACCCTTACCAAATAGACAAGCGTAAGATGAGGGCAGCTGTGGCTGCTAACTATGTGCACTCACTTGACGCAAGTCTCATGCAGAGCACAGTTCTCTTGTGTCTGGATAATGACATTACGGATTATTTTATGATACATGATTCATTTGCTACAACAGTCCAGGATACTTGGACTATGTACCACTGCATACGCCATTCGTTTGTTGCTACTTTTAAAGACAAATGCTTGTACGCAGAGTTTGAGAAGCACATCAGACAGCGCCTGGCAAACCCAGAGCAGAAACTGCCGGCAATCCCTAAAAAAGGTAACCTAGATCTAAATGGCGTCTTGGAAAGTGAGTATTGCTTCAGTTAACGACCTTCTGTCCACCCTATAGAGATTACAAAAAAGGAGCCATAGATTGCACCCAAGAGAAAAGGTCTTGGGGTTACTAGAATACCACAGACAACGTGGTGAACAAATCCCTCAAAGCACCCTGGAACTAGCCAAGTTCTGGGGTGTTTCCGTTTCAGAACATCAAAATAATACTAACAAGGAGAATAAAGAAGATGGCAAAAGCAAAGATTGAATTTCATACACCGATTGGCCGAGCAAAGTATGCCTGGTTAAACGAAAGAGACACAGCTTATTCAGCGGAAGGTGTCTATAGCTGTATGCTTATATGTGACCCAAAAGAGGCCAAGCCGCTATTGGACAGCATCAAAAACCTTCGTGAAGAAGAGTTTGGAACCAAAGCAAAGGTATCAGTGCCTATCTTGACTGATGAAGAAACTGGCGAGGTCATATTTAAACTCAAGAGTAAGTTTGAGCCTAAGAGCTGTGATAGCTCCGGCCAGTACATCCCACATGAGAAGCTACCAAAGCTGTATGGCGGCTCAGTCTTAAAATTAGGTGGTGTTGCAGTGTGCTATGAACGCAATGGTAACAAAGGTATTTCACTTAGCCTCAACAGTGTCCAGGTTATCGAGCCAGTATCAGGTGGTGACGGTGGCGGCATGGCGTTTGCACCTGTCGAAGGTGGCTTTATTACAGCAGCTGATGAAGTGACGATTAATGGTCACGCTTCCCTGGATGCTGCTGAAGATACCAATAACACAATCGACTATGACTTCTAATAAAGCAAGATACTCAGCTACTCGTCGTCGGGCCATACAGCACGGTTACAGATCTGGGTTTGAAGAGGCAACTAGCAAGCAAATAATAGACGCTGGGCTGCCTTTGCTTTTCGAGACTGATAAGATCGAGTTTGTCTGGCCATCGCGCAACGCTAAGTACACGCCAGATTTTAAACTACCGAAACCTGGTGGCTTTTACTATGTCGAAACCAAAGGGTTCTGGGGTGTTTCCGATAGATCCAAAGCGTGTCTATTGTACAAGCAACACCCCGATATGGATCTACGATATGTGTTTCAGAACTGGAATACTAAGATCTACAAAGGAAGCCCAACGACATACAAGATGTTTGCTGAAAAGCAGGGCTTCACACTTGCTAACAAAGAAATACCACAAGAGTGGATTGATGAGAGCCTATCCGCATTACTCTAGTGGCTTGGGTCGCGCAGCTTAACATATTGGTTGCGCGGCCTTTTTAGTTTTAGGGAGATAAATAAATGAAAATGATTGCTGTTTGGTTTTCATGTGGGGCTGCAAGTGCTGTGGCCGCATATAAAACAATAGAAAAGTATGGAATCACACACACTATTAGAATTATAAATAACCCTGTTATTGAGGAAGATAGTGACAACATCAGGTTTTTAAAAGATGTTGAAAAATGGTTAGGGGTAGAGGTTGAGACTGCACGTAATCCTAAGTTTCCAGATAACTCAGCGGTATCGGTTTGGGACAAACGTAAGTTTATGTCAGGTGTTGCTGGTGCGCCTTGTACTACAGAATTAAAAAAGAACGCTAGGTATTTATGGGAAAAAGAAAATAAACCAGATTACCATGTTTTAGGTTTTACATTTGATGAAGTCAAAAGGCACGATAGGTTTATAATCTCAGAAAGAGATAATGTATTACCTGTACTTATTGACCACAGAATTACTAAATCTGACTGTTATAAAATATTACAAGATCAGGGCATACAGCTACCTAGAGTTTATACACAAGGTTATCCAAATGCGAACTGCATTGGCTGTGTAAAAGCAACATCACCTACATACTGGAACCACGTCCGAGAGAAGCATGAGAGTGTTTTTAATGAACGAGCAGAGCAATCAAGAAGGCTTGGGGCAAAATTGGTTAGGTACAAAGGTGAAAGAATATTTCTTGATGAATTACCAACTGATGCAAAAGGAAGGCCAATGAAGAACATGGACTTTGAATGTGGCATCTTTTGTGAGGAGAGAAAATGACTAACATTAAAGAAATACTGACAAAAGCTATAGGTCAAGAACACGAAGACAGTGAGTTTGTTCAAAGACTACCATGTGATGCATGTGGGAGCCGCGACAACGCAGCACTGTTCACTGATGGCCACACTTACTGTTTCGGGTGCCAGGCATATTCATCTGGGAGTGAAGGTGGTGAAAGTAAAACCATTGTCACCCCACAACAGCAACACACCCACAACCACCACAGCAACCTACTCTCTGGTGAATACGTTGACCTGAGAGCACGTAAGCTGACCGCTGAGACGTGCCGTAAGTTTGGTTACATGGTTGCAACACACAAAGGCCAGGCAGTCCAGGCGGCGTCTTATAGGGACGCATCTGGGGCTATCTGTGCACAGAAGATACGAACCAAAGATAAGAACTTTAGTATCCTGGGTGAAGCAAAGAAAATGACCCTGTTTGGTAGTCATCTTTGGACGTCTGGCAAGAAGATCGTTCTGTCAGAGGGCGAGATCGATTGCATGTCCATATCACAGATCCAAGGTCACAAATGGGCAACGTGCAGCATACCCAATGGTAGTTCGTCAGCTCGTAAGTCTATCTTGGATAACTACGACTACTTGATGAACTTCCAGGAGATTGTACTGTTGTTTGACCAAGACGAAAGCGGTCAGAAAGCAGCCATTGAAGTAGCTGAAGCATTGCCTGTTGGCCGTGTGTCTATCGGCACCCTGCCTTACAAAGATGCAAATGAGTGCCTAGTCAAAGGTGCATCAGGTGAAGTCATCAACGCTATCTTCCAGGCAAAGGCATACAGGCCAGATGGCATACTGTCACCAGATGATCTACGTGAGACAATACACCAGGTAGACGCTATGTCCGCTGTTCACTTCCCTTACGAGCGATTGAATACCATGTGCAAAGGCGTAGAGAAACCAGCGCTGATAACTATAGCGGCTGGATCTGGGGTCGGCAAATCAACTTTGGTACGAGAGTTTGCGTACAGCTTCATGATGCAAGGTGAGAACGTAGGCCTGTTGCTTCTTGAGGAGACCCCAAAGAGATCTGCTCAAGGTCTGGTTGGTTTACACATGAACAAAAACATTACAATTGATCCTGATGCAGCTACGCCAGATGAAATTGCAGATGCTTATGACGATTTGCTCAGTAAAGGTGGTAAATTCTATTTGCTAGACCACTTCGGATCAACGGCCATGCAAGACATTAGTAACAAAATTACATACATGCACAAGGCGCTGGGCTGTAACATTATTATACTTGATCACATATCGCTCTTGGTCAGTGGGCTGACAGGTAAGGTTACTGACGAGAGACGCCTGGTAGATGACATAGTACACCACCTACGCACAACGATTGTACAAGAGCTGGGTATCACCTTGTTTATGGTGTCTCATCTCAAACGCCCAAACAGTGAGAAAGGTCACGAAGGCGGCGCCAAGGTTCGATTGTCTGAACTACGGTCGAGCCACTCAATTGCACAGCTATCTGATTTCTGCATTGGACTACAGGTTGATGAAGACGACCCAACCAGTGGCATACGAGAACTTGTAATACTAAAGAATAGAAAGACCGGAGAGTGTGGTTACGCCGGTACACTTCAATATGACCGGTCTACATCTCGGCTTATCGATGCCGACACATTTAGTGCGTTCTAAGCACCACCTTACTTAACAAATCGAAAACACACAATAAAGGAGACTACAATGGGAACATTTATCCCTGCTGGTCGTGGCATAGCTGCGACTTCTGAATACGCTTATGAAAATACTGACGCTGATAGGAACACTAGACTAGTCTTATCAACAATTGCCGCTTACGGCTCTACTGGCTGCATAAGTGACCAAATCCAAAAATCATTAAAGACTATGCCATACGGCAGCGTCACCAATCACTTCCGAGAGTTGATCAACAAAGGTCACATTGAAGTAATAGGCAAAAGGCGTGGCTTATCGGGCCGCCCCCAGCGCGTCTATGTCATCACAAAATTAGGAAAAGCAAGAGTGCAAGAGCAGCACCAGGGAGAACTACAGCTATGAATACAGTCAGAATAAACTCTACAGGTTTACATCATTATACCATGAATGAATACCAAGCAGACGCTGCTGAAACTATGATCTATAAGCACAAAGTTATATATAGCAGTCTTGGTTTGGCTAATGAGTCAGGTGAGGTGCTCGGTAAAATTAAGAAACTACTGCGTGACGACGATGTCAGCTTCACTGGTTTCAATACAATATCAAACGAAAAGAAAGCAGAGATTGCAGATGAGCTAGGAGATGTACTCTGGTACCTTGCTGCATTGGCTCGTGACCTCAACCTGTCGTTAAATGACATTGCAGCAATTAACCTGGAGAAACTCAAGTCACGCAAGAAGCGTGGTGTCCTGGGCGGCTCTGGTGACAAGCGATGAAGTATGGCTCAGTTTGCTCCGGAGTGGAAGCAGCCACAGTAGCTTGGCACG